AACGAAGAATACCGGGTAATAAAGGCGTATTGGATAAACCGTCTTGTCGAAGCGAAATCCGAAGATAGTGAAGAATACCGCAAAGTTAGAGTTTCCCCGGAGTTTGACATCTTTATAAGCAATGCCAAGTTAAAAGAATTGCTTGGAAAGAAAACCGCAAGGTTCATCCACTTCACGCATGTTCGATTCTTCAAGGGTTATTCCAAGACACGACAGAGCATCGAGAAGGAAATCGAGAACATCACCATTGGGGAAGCAAAGAAAGGCTTGTGCCCGGATGAATGGGTAGGTGTGGAGTTTATCGTGATTAAGTTCAAATAACATTAAATATCGCAACAATGAAAATCAGATTAGCAAACAAAATCATCAAGACGTGGACGGACGCAACTGATTCACGTTATTTCGATTCTGAGTACGACATCAAGGAAAGCAAGGCTTTCAACCGATTCGCCGCGCTTTACAGAAGAGCAACAATCCGAAAGAACAAGGCAATTGATCCGAAGGCAAACGTTTCCATCGCGGAAGCAACTTTGCGAAACTCGAAGTCGTGTGAACGTTGCATCAACTTCAAAGGAGAATTTGTCGGAAAGTGTTGTGTCTTTAATGAGAAGAAGGAAAGCCACGACTGGTGCGGCGGTGAAGCCTTCAAAAAGAAAGGATTGTTGAAATGAAGAAGAGAACGAAAGCAGGATTCAAGGAATTTGTCTTCGATGTCATGTTGAACGGACGTTTCATTTGCACCCTTGCATTTGAGTATTGTCCGCTTTTCCCAATCAAATATGAAGAGTTGATAAACTTCATCTTGAAGAAACGTCCTACCTTGAAAGGTAAGGATTTTAATATAGCATTCTAAAATCAAGGCAATGAAAAGAATAAATGAAATAATTGATTTTTGTGATTCATCGCTTAGTTACATTGATGGGCTGATAGAAACGAACACGCCAACAAACAAATCTGATATAATGAGCATCTTGACAGATTTATATATCGGGTCTAAAAATGCAAAAGCGTGGTTTGAAAAAAATGATGTTTTACAAAATGACTGGGAAGATCATTCGCGATACTTAGATTTAGCTTGGTACAATATAAAATGTATTAAGACCGGTGACACCGACATATTGGTGTTAATCTGTAAAATCATTCTGATAAACTATGAGATTGCCATGAAATATGACTGTAGTGATTGTTATGGAGATTTTGATACTCTGATTATAAAATAAGAGTAACTAGCGAATAATAATATTGCATTCTAAAAAATAATAGTTTTATTAAATATATCTAGCAAATGACGATGAAAGTTACAAGTGAGCCATGCTTCAAGAATGGTTCGAGTTTGATGATGTGGCAAGAAAGAAATTGTTGCCGTTGTCAAAAGGCGGTGTGGTACAACGCCAAACTTGACAGATACCCAAATTATAAGTGTGCCGTTCAACGCGACATTGAGCATCAAGCCGCCGGAATCATGGAAATCAACGAGAGAAGTTTCCATGCAGCGCACGAAACAAGTACTTGTCCTTTCTTCAAGGGCAAGGAAGAAGACAAGACCCCGAAAGAGGTTCTTGATTTCTCGAAGGGGGAATCCGTGTTCAATGAAACGCCCATGTTCAATGATATTGAACACGCCCGAAATATTGAACACTCCACCCCGGAAGTTCCTCAAAAGAAGCCGGAAAAGGTGGAAAATCCAATTGATCCGGAGTTGATGAAACTTGCAATGGAGAACGGCATTGATTACGATGTGTTGAAGAAGGCGGAACAAATCGTTCCTTCTGAAATGGCAAAGGCGAAGAAACGCGCGTCACTTGCATACAATACGGAAGAGCAATTCAAGCAGGATGTCCGCGAATCAACGCGAAAGATGCTCAACACCTTCACATGGGAAGAGAACATGATGATTGCATTCGTCCCGCTTGTGATTGAACACATCGCATGGATGTATGCCGACAAGGTGATGAAGCAATGCGCCGACCTTCATATTTCCGAAACAAAGAAGTTGACACGCATTGTGAAGCAGATTCGCGAGGAATACAACTCATTGTTGAAGAAGGATTTGGATGTGCTTCACATTCGCCGCATCCAAGTGCAGACGGAAGAGTTCTGCAAACTTCATCAAAATGACTTCACCATCTTGTGGTATTGCGTGAAAAACCAATACCGCAAGCAGTTCCCGGATGATCCATACGCCGAAATGCGAACGGATGCCTACATTTCAATATTGATGTGTAAGTTCATCGCGGAACACAACAAGCGCATGGATGCCTTGATTGCAACCAAGATTCAGAAGAAGACGAAGAGCATTCAGAATCCTTTAATCTTGAAGCTGCAAGCATGTATGGATGCGTATTGCGGAAATGATGTAATTGATAAGAATGAACATATCGAAGCAGCGTTGCGAATCCTTCAAAAGAACGTAGCCGCAATAAACTTCGAGATTGACGATAAATTGTAACCGGGCAAATATAAACAATATAAAAAGAACAAAGAAATGAGAATTGTAGATTTAAACAGTCTTGCAACGCAAGCACATGAGAACGCCGTCAAACATGGATGGTGGGAAAAGGAGAGAAACAACCAACACCATTTGATGTTGGTGATTGCCGAGATTGCGGAAGCGGTCGAAGCAGACAGAGACAAGAAGCACGCGCGCCTTTCTGAATATAGAGATGCAAAGGAGAAGGAACGCGCATTCCGCCGTTTCATCAAGGATTCGGTCGAAGACGAACTTGCGGACGTTGCCATCTATCTTTTCGACATTGCCGGGAAACTGGGTATCAACTTCACGGTGATGCGTCCTTGTCGCTATTACAGAGCATTCGAGAAGTTCAAGTTCACCGACAACGCCTTCGGCTTGTGCAAGGGCTTGTGCAAGGAAACAATCGCGATTGAGAAGCGCATCGCATTCGCGGTTCATTACGTCATCGGATGGTCAAAGTCGTTGGGCATCGACATCTTCTTCTTCATCGAGGAAAAGATGAAGTACAATGAGACAAGACCCTACCTTCACAACAAAGATTATTAATTCTTAAATTCATATTGATCATGTTACAGATTGAAGTTATCGGAAACATCGGCAATGATGCCGAAATCAAGGAGTTCAGCGGAAAGAAATATGTTTCTTTCAACGTGGCACATTCAGAGAAGCACAAGGATGCAAACGGCGTGAATGTCGAAACAACGACATGGGTGTCGGTTTTGTGGTATGGTGACGGCGGCAGCTTGACCCAATATCTCAAACGTGGATGCAAGATATTCGTCCGCGGTCGCCTTGTGCCAAAGGCATACACCGACAAGAACGGAACGCCGCAAGTCGGTTTGAACATGTATGCCAACGAAGTGAACCTTTGCGGCATGAAGGGCAACGAGAACACCGGAAACGCGCAGGGAACGACCGCAGGAACGACCGGAACGACCGCAGGGACGACCGCCGCCGGAACTGGAAACAATAATGATTTGCCTTTCTAGCATGGAGAAAATCATCATTGGCATTGACCCCGACATCGAAAAGTCGGGGTATTGTGTTCTAAAAGTGAACACAAAGGAAGTGGAGACAACCGCGAAATCTTTTCACGAAATCGTTGAAAGGTTTCGCGCTTTGTCGTATGATCAGAATTGCCGGGACGTGGAAATCACGGTGGTTGTTGAAGCATCATGGATAAAAGGCAAGAACAATTGGCATCTTTGTATAAGAGACACAAAGAACGTCATCGCCGCAAAGGGGTATTCGGTAGGGCAGAACCACCAAACCGGAATCTTGATTTGCGAAATGGCGCGTTCCTATGGCTTGAAGGTGGTGGAACACCTTCCGTTGTTCAAGTGTTGGAAGGGCAAAGACCGCAAAATCACGGATGAGGAAATCAAGTGTTTTATGCCGATTAAGGGGCGAACAAACCAAGAATCAAGGGATGCCGCCCTTCTTGCATGGGTGTTTTCCGGGTTGCCGATTAGGGTTAAACCGGTGAAATGTTGAAAAATAAATAATATCTTTTTTGAAAAGCGGTGTATTATTATAATACATCGCTTTATCTTTGCAGTCGAATTTGATTTTTTAATGTAAAATTGCAAAGATATGAAACCAATAAATTTCAAAGAAGCAACCAAAGTGTTGCAAAGACCATCGACAATGACGGATGCCGAATGTGCATCCCTTCATGTGTGGAGTGACGGAAAACAATGCGTTTCTTGTTGGAAACCTTCTGTTGGGGAAAGAGTGAGAATCCTTTTCGGTGGCAAAGTGTACCTTGGGGTCAAAGGTGGTGGAACGCAACCGCCGGTGTTCGTCACGGCGGGATCTCCTTTCTTTAGACCGCCGTTTTTTGCCCGTGTGAAGGACAAAATATCGAATATGATAGATTGTGCCGAATCGTTTGTGAAAAGCGTTCAGAACGCCGCAAAACAACCCGACAAAAGAAAGCACTTTGTCGGCGGTATGCTCGTTTCTTTCCTTATCGGTCTTTACAATCCATTTTTGGGTTTCCTTTCGGGTGTAGTTGCAGCAGCTTTGAAAGAATGGTGGGATTCAAAAGGACATGGCACGGTTGAGTTCCTTGACTTCTTCTTTTCTTCAATGGGGGCTTTGTGTGCGTTGCTCATTACATGGTTCATTAGTCCCCTTATTTGGTAGCGTATGGCAGCAATGATAATCGAAACAAAGATTGAAAACCTTGTGCCGGATGATTTGAACGCAAACAAGGGCACGGAATACGGACAACACCTTATAGAAAACTCGTTGCGCAAGTTCGGTGCAGGACGTTCCATCCTCATTGACCGAAACAACCGCATCATCGCCGGAAACAAAACAATCGAGAACGCCGCAAACATCGGGCTTGACAACGTGATTGTGGTCGAGACGGACGGAAATCAGATTGTCGCCGTGAAACGCAAGGACATCGACCTTGATTCGGAGAAGGGGCGTGAAATGGCATTGGCAGACAACGCCACATCGGACGCAAACCTTCAATGGGATGAGAACGCAATCGAGAATATCACCGCAAGATGGAACGACATCAAGCCGGAAGACTGGGGCATCGACCTTGCGCAACCGGAAGAAGAGGAAGAGAAGGAAGACGTGAAGAAGGAGTTGTCAACCAAACTGGTTGTGCAATGCGCCAACGTTTCCCAATTGTCCCTTCTTTATTCGGAGTTGCAAGACCGCGGCTTCATCTGTGAGTTGAAAGAATAGTTATCAATGTAACAAAAAAGGAACTAAAAAGGCATAACATGGCAAAATATAACAAGAAAACAATTGATGCAATCCTTGAACTGATCAAGTCGGACACGTACACCATCGCCGAAGTATGCCGCCAAGTGGAAATAACACAAAAGACATACCATCAATGGATGAACGACCATCCGGAATTTGCCGAAGCGGTGAACGCCGCCAAGGAAGAGAGGATGCAAATGTTCGTCATCGAAGCGAAGAAATCCTTGTTGAAGAAGATTCGTGGCTATGAAGTGACCGAGACATCGGTGACAACCATTCCCGGAAAGGGTGGAAAGCCTAAAATCAAGGAACAGAAGACCAACAAGAAGCATTTCCAACCGGACACGGCGGCAATCATCTTCACCCTAACCAACGGCGACCCGGAACATTGGAAGAACAAACAAACGACCGAAATGACCGGCAAGGATGGAAAGGATTTGTTTGCCGACAAGTCGGATGATGAACTTGACAAGGACATCGAGGAATTAAAAAGAAAGTTGGAGTAATGGCAACATCGAGAACGAAGAAGAGCAAGGAACGAGAAAACAAGGTTCTTTTGTTGAAGGCAATGCGAGAAAGGCTTGTGCGCGAAAGTCGTTCCAACCTTTTTCGTTTCACCCTTGCAACGATGCCAACCTTCCGTCCTGCTGATTTCCACCGGCGATATTACGATATTCTTTCGCGGTTCGCACACAAGGAAATCAAGAAACTGATGGTGTTCATGCCGCCACAACATGGAAAGTCGGAAGGTTCAACCCGCCGACTTCCGGCGTTTATCGAAGGCATGAATCCGGACACGCGCCTTGCGGTGGTTTCTTATTCTGCAACGAAGGCGAAGAAGTTCAACCGCGAGATTCAACGAATCATTGATTCGGAAGAGTACAATGAGATCTTCCCGGACACGCGTCTTGGTATGTCCCAATTCGGTGAGGATTCCGGCAAGGGCTACATCCGTACAACCGAAGAATTTGAGATTGTTGACCACCGCGGAAGCGTGAAGACCGTGGGTGTTGGTGGTGCGTTGACTGGTGAACCGGTTGATGTGCTTATCATGGATGACATCTACAAGGATGCAAAAACCGCGTGGTCGCCGGTGGTGCGCGAATCTGTTTCCGACTGGTATGACACCGTAGCAGAGACACGATTGCACAACGAAAGCCAACAATTGATGGTCTTCACGCGTTGGCACGAAGATGATCTTGCCGGACAATTGCTTCGCACGCAAGGCGTATATGATGCAAAGGAGAATCCGGACGGATGGGTTGTTTGCGTTTATAAGGCTATCAAGGAAGGTGCGCCAACTGATTACGACCCACGACAAGAAGGTGAACCATTGTGGCAAGAACGACATTCCAAGCATAAGTTGGAACTTATCAGAAAGCGAAACCCGCAAGTGTTTGAATCGCTTTATCAGCAAGACCCGAAGCCATCTGAAGGCTTGATGTATTCGTTTGGCTTCCAAACATACACAATCCGCCCTGCAACGCTTCATTGCACTAGAAAGGCGTACATTGATACCGCCGACACCGGTGAAGACTATCTTTGCGCCATCGTCTATGATGAAACGGAAATCGGAAACTTCTTGTTGGATGTCCTTTACACCCAAAAGCCGATGGAGTTCACCGAAGTTGCAACCGCCCGGATGCTTACACGTCATTTGGTCGCCGAATGCAACGTTGAATCGAACAATGGTGGTCGAGGATTCCAACGCGCCGTTGAAAAGCAATGCCGCATGATGGGTAACGCCAAGACAAAGTTTCATTGGTTCACGCAAACGGACAACAAGGATGTCCGTATTTTCAGTAATTCGGCGGCGGTTCAGAACTTGACATATATGCCGGAAGGATGGGAAAGATTGTTCCCGGAGTTCAACAAGGCAATTACGGGCTATCTGAAAGCCGGAAAGAACGAACATGATGATGCGCCGGATGCGTTGACCGGAACAGTTGAGAAAAGGAATAAGCGCGGAAAGACGAATTTATCCTATCTTTTTGCGTAGTACAATAATTTGTAAACATTAAAATAAAACATAACATGAAAATTGAAGAAATTGCAGCAAGAAAGAACATATCAATGGAGAATGCCGGTGATGTGGTCGAGGAAATGAAGGGATGTCGTTATATTCCGCAACCGGACATCGAACATGCGGTGAAGGCACTTGATCCAAAGTTGCATGACATCAACAATCCGATTCTTCGCCCGGACAAAAAGGTGAAGATTGATGTTGACGATGAGGACAACGGCGAATCAGCGCAAAAGGTGATTGAAGTCGATGGAGAGACAACGAACACCCGAACCGAAAAGGTTGCGAGAAATGCGGTCGCCCTGCAAAAGCTGATTATCAAACGCGCCGTTTCCTTCTGTTTCGGAAATCCGGTCGATTGGCAGAGTACGCCGGCAAACGAAAATCAAGAACTGGTGATGAAGGCGTTCAACAAGATTTTGAAGGATGCCAAGGTCAACTCATTGAACCGCAAGATTGCGCGCGCTATCTTTTCATACAAGGAAGCCGCGGAATTGTGGTTTCCGGTGGAAGTTGCAGAACATACGAAATACGGATTCCCCTGCAAGTACAAATTGCGTTGCACCATCCTTTCACCAAAGAACGGCGATACGCTTTATCCTTACTTTGATGAATCCGGTGATATGATTGCGTTCTCGCGCTCATTCAGTCGCAAGGATTCAAAGGGCATCATCTTCAATTACTTCGAGACATACACCGATGAAGAACATTGGTTGTGGACAACAACCGCAAAGGGCATGGAAGTTGTGGAAGGTTATCCGAAGCCGGTTGTCATTGGCAAGATTCCGGTGATATTCGGTCATCAAGACGAGTTCGAGACAGAAGATGTTGATAGTCTCATTGACAGATTGGAGAAACTTCTTTCCAATTTTTCAGACACGAATGATTATCATGCTTCACCAAAGATATTCGTCAAGGGTGAATTGAAGGGATTCAGCAAGAAGGGTGAAGCCGGTGCAATCATTGAAGGTGAAGGTGATGCAGATGCGAAATACCTTGCATGGCAGAATGCGCCGGAATCGGTCAAGTTGGAGATTGAAACATTGCTCAAACTGATTTACACCATTTCACAGACACCGGACATTTCCTTCGATTCGGTCAAAGGATTGGGATCAATTTCCGGAATCGCCTTGAAGTTGTTGTTCATGGATGCCCATTTGAAGGTGCAAGACAAGAAGGAAATCTTCGATGACTACCTTCCACGCCGCGCGAACGTCATCAAGGCATACATTGGCAAGTTCAACACCAAACTGGAAGCTGATGCAGACAACTTGGAGATTGACCCGGAAATCACGCCGTACATGTTGGTTGATGAATTGAATGAATTGAACTACTGGTTGACCGCCAACGGAAACAAACCGGTTCTTTCACAAGAAGAATCAATCGAGAAAGCCAAACTTTCCAACAATCCGAAGGTCACGATGGAGAAGATAAACGATGAATCCGCAAGGGACAATTCTTTCGTCATTGGTGAACCACAACTTGATGAAGAGTAATGGCAAGAAGAAAAACAACTGGTATCAGCGCATCGACACAATATCATTGCCGTGATTGCGCCAATTCGTATGATTGGCATTCGTTATCACTCAAAGGCGAGCCGATATTGTGCCGATGCCCGCACAAGGCGGAAGGCGGAAAATGGTGCATTTTCCTTTCTGATCCGGCTTGTGATGAACATTTCTCATTAAGATAATAAACCATCATGGGCAAGAAGAGATTGAAGATAAACCGGTTTTCCATCAAGGATTTCGACATGGCACATTATCGCACGACCGATAGTTACACGAAGGCGGTTGACAAGTTGTTTGCCATTGCCACGAACGAAATCACGAATGCAGCTTCAAAGGCGGATTTCGACCCCGACAAGCCATTTTCTTTTGATGATTACCCGAAGGTGAAGGCACAGATGCAGAAGACCGTTGCAAGCCTTACAAGCAAGGTGCAATCGGTCATTGAAACCGGTTCAAGGAAACAATGGTTGTTTTCCTGCAAGAAGAATGATGCCTTCATCAAGTCAATTTTCGACACATCGAAGTTGAAGAAGTCGGAATTGAAGCAGATGACCGACAAATGTCTTGATGCGCTTTACGCCTTCCAAGCGCGCAAGGTTGCCGGAATGAACCTTTCGCAACGCGTATGGAAGTACACCGACCAATTCCGCGAACAGATTGAACACGCGCTTGATGTTGGTTTGGGTGAAGGTCGTTCGGCGCAAGAACTTTCAAGGGATGTGCGTCAAAATCTGAATGATCCGAACCGATTGTTCCGCCGCGTAAGGGACAAAAGGGGAAATCTTGTGTTGTCGAAGGCTGCAAAGGCGTTCCATCCGGGGCGCGGCGTTTATCGTTCTTCATACAAGAACGCGATGCGCCTTACAAGGTCGGAAATCAACATGGCATACCGCGAAAGCGATTATCAACGTTGGCAAAACCTTGATTTCGTTGTTGGCTTCGAGATTAAGCGTTCCAACCATGAACCACTTTGCAAGTGTTCAACATGTGAAAAGTTGGTCGGTCGATACCCGAAGACATTCAAGTTCGTTGGTTGGCATCCACAATGTATGTGTTTTGCAATCCCTATCATTGAAGATTACTTTTCAGAAGGTCGCAAAAATGACCGCGTGAACCGATTGAAGGCAGCTTTGAAGGGAACGGAAGCAAAGAAGTACATTTCCCCGGAAACAATCGACAAGATGCCGGAAGGCTTCAATAACTGGGTGGATGCCCACGTTGAAGCGCAAAAGAACTGGTCTTCCACGCCTTATTTCATCAAGGACAACTTCTTGCATGGTTCTCTGAAAGAAGGCTTGAAAATCAAGTTGCCGATTGTTCCGGAAGCAAATGTTGATCCATTGGCGGGTATCATGCCACAAATCAACAATGCAAGGCAGCTTGCAAGCAAATGGGGATTGACGGTTCAATCGTCAATGCTTGAACAATGCGTTGCCGCGAAGGATATTCCGAAAATCAAGTCGAGAATCGCGACAATCGAACAGAAGGCGTTGATGATGGAGCAAGCAGACAAGGAAATCCGCGCGAAATGCGATAAATGGGGATTGAATACGTATATTCTTGACCAAGCAATGAACGCGCATGATTTTAGCTTGATATTGAAGGCACATGCGGAACTTGAAACGCGTTGCATAAATGCGGAAAACGATTACAACACATACATTTCAGATGCCCGGAATGCAATCAATGATGCAAATTCGCACAAGGTCGATGCGTCAGAAGTTCAGTCCGATGTGTATGATGCCGGCGATTTAAGAAACTGGTTGATGGGAAAGGTTAATTTCAAGAAACGATTATCTGATTTGTTGGACAGAATAAAGAACACTTTGAATCCTAGTGGTGAAAAAGCATTGAATGATGTTTGTGATTCAGCGATAAACAATAAAGTTGTTTACAATGATGTCAAACCATTGGGAAATCAGTTGACAACAAATGAAATAATTCAAAGGCTTGGCGGTGGAGACTTGACCGGCGGTTCATGTTCTTCTTTGGCTTTTTCGTTTGCCGGAAATAGATGTGGATTTGATGTCCTTGATTTTAGAGGTGGCGCAAGTCGAGATACGTTTAGTTCGGTCTTTAATATTATTAAAATTGCGAAAGGTGTTGGTGGAATTGTGAACAAGCACAAAAACGATTTCAGTAATGCGCATCAATTATTGAGTAATGTTAAGGAAGGGAAGGAGTATTATTTCACTTGTGGTTCACATGCTGCAATTGTGCGTAAGGGTGCGAATGGTTTTGAATATTTGGAACTACAATCGCGAAAATACAACGGTTTCCATCCACTAACGGATGAAGCATTGAAAAATAGATTTAGGGCGAAAAAATCACATTCGACATTTGGAATCAAATATGAGCAAGAGGAATGTTTGATTGATGTCGATTTGTTTAAATCGGAGACATTCAGAAAACTTCTTGGTTACATAAATACAAATGTTGCCAATCAGAAGAAAGGAGCGGGTGGAACAATAAAATAAAAAAAGCGCGGTATATGAGTAAAACCGCGCTTTTTTATTTCCTTAATCAAAAAAATCTTTCCAATATGGATTTTCTTTGTCGAATATTTCCTTTTCTTCTTTTGTTAAGTTTTGAGGATAATCACGGAAAAGATTATATATCTTTTTCTCGTCAAAGGTGAACAGAAATTCACCTTTTGTTTCCGGATTGTCAACCCATTTGATTTTATCGTCCGGATTGTCCTTTGTGAATTTGTATTTCTTATCCATTTGCGTTCGGGTTTTTGCGGTTTGTCTTCTTTCGGTGCAATGTACCCTTTCGGATAATCACCTTCTTATTCCGGTATGGCTTTTCCGGGGTGATGTTGCAATCATACAGTCTTGCAAGCGAAACGCCAAGTTCTTGCGCGGTGAACCGGTCAAAAACCGCCGCGAGTGAACCGAAGTAATGGTTGTCATCGTCCCCGAAAGATACATGATATATTGTCATTCCATTCATACGCCATTATTTAACATGTTATTGAATTGGTTGTTGCTTAGTAATTCGGCAAACTTCTTATCTAACATGTCAAAACTAGGCTTGAACGCCTTCGCGTTGAGATATGCGATTAATTCTTCGCCAGTTACTTTTGAACAATCCGGAACGTCAACGATTGAACGCATTCCGCATTCCGAACCATCATGCGCGTTCTTTCCTACAAGTTCAACGGTTGCCTTTTGGTTGTCGCTATAAAAGACCCTAACTTTGAACCCGAACCACTCAATCGTTGCATGGTTTGTTTCTGTTTCCATGAATCCCATGAGTTTCAATTGCTTGAAGAACAGATAAACGTTTATGATTCCCAACAATTGCTTTGCGCAATCATTATCCCATGAATATGAATCATAAGAATCTTGCGAAAGGAATGACATCACATCATTCAAAGAATTGAAGATGTATGCGCCGTTTGCTAGATTGATACACATTGCATGAACTTCTTCATCCGTTGCGTCAACCCAATCATCACATCCGGAACATGATCCGTAGTAATCATTATAAGCAACGAAACGACCATCCGGAAGTTTCACGCACGTTGCAACCATGCCTTGATAAGAACCTTCATTCCAATGCGCGATGACTTCCGCGCCCTTGAACAATCCCTTCATTTGTTCATCATGTCCGCCAACTTCACGTTCCATCTTGTAAATGGAATCCCAATCAATCAGCTTTTGAAGGGTGTCCGATATATAATATAACTTTTCCATGTTTACTTTATTTTTTTATAGTCTCAAATAAAATTAAATCTTTAAATTCACATCCAAGGCATCCGATACATCTTGCCTTTGTTGGTTTGTCCTTATTACCATGTGGGCAAATAACATTTCCCAACGAATCACGTTTGAATATGTTTTGCAATGGTATTCCTAATTGGAAGCCTAAAACATGAACTAAATCACGAATATTTGCTATATAACCATTGAAAACGGTCTCCCATTCCAAATATGATGCAGGGCACATTTTAACATGGATTGGAATCCCATGTTCGTTTGGAAAGTGAACCACAAGGCGAAAGGCAGCGCGTTCAACATCACCATTTGGTTTTGTCAAATCAAGAAGTTTGTCGCTATCTGTTGACGTTTCCCAATGTCCGACATGTATTGCACGTCCTTTGTATGAGAAAGCCGGACAATGCTTCTTGAAGAATTGCGTTACTTCTGAACGCAACTTATTATTTCTTTCTGTAAATGTAGAACTTTTCATTTTTGCGTAACATTAATTATTATCAATACCAACGACAAAGAAGCAATTCTTGTCGGAAAGAAGATTGTTCACCGCGTCCAACGTTGCGCCGGTGGTCAAGATGTCATCGAAGACAATGATGTTTTGTTCATTGATGTTGGCGTGCAGGGTGAAAACTGGGTTGATGCGTTGGCGGTTCTTGGCGGTGATGGCTTCTTGATAAAATGGGATTCCCAACTTTCCGGAAAGTTCGATGCAGACAGATTCGGCGAAGTTGTGTTCCTTGTGTCGGCGTTTCGGTGTTGTCACGATTGCCCATCCTTCTTTGTTCTTCAAGCCAACAACGCGATGGATCACATTCATTGCAGCTTGCGCGAACTTTGCCACATTGTCGAAATCCGACTTGATGAGCGAAAGCGGATAACCTTCTTCACTCTTCTTGAAACATGATATGAAGGAGAAGTCGCGCTTCGGATGCCATGCGATGTTGTCAACCATGTCGCAAACGCTTTCTTGGGAGTTTTCCCCGGAGTTCCATCCGGCGCGTTTCTTTTCCTTGGTCTCTTCATCCTCGAAGGGTTGAACGTCAATCGCCCATGATTCAAGTTCCGCCGCATCCCATTCGGCGAGCAATGCTTTGTAGTCCCAATCGCCGAAGTCGCCGTTGTCCTTCACGATGTAGTTGCGAAGTTTTCCAACCGGCGTTTCCTTCGGGATGACAATGCAGGGACATTCGGTGTAATTAAGTCGCTTTAGGGCTTGCAAGCGCATGTTTCCGCCAATGGTGACATATTTACCATCCGCAAAGGGATAAGCCAACAAGCCGCGTAATTGCAGCATTTCCGGGTCTTGCTTGATGGATTCAACCAACTTGTCGAGTTTCACCGGATTCGTTATGCGCGGATTTCCGGGCAATCCTTCCACTTGCCCGGTGTTGTTCTCAATTTGAGAAATAGGAATGTTCTTTGTTGTCATATACTAACGATTAAAGTTGTGCGACCAATCTTGTTGGCGTAATCAATTGAATACTTTGTGCCGCGGGATTCACCATCCCAAAAGGCAACCACCATGTCGGCGGCTTCAACGATGGCACGATTCCGGATGAACGTTGCACCCCTTCCATATTTGGCGTAATCGGGGCGAAGTTCAATGAGTTTGAGATTTCTTTCCTTGGCGTAACTAGCCGCAAGGGTATCAATTCCCCTTGCGCCGCCGGAAACGATGGCATCACCTTCCATGATGTTGATGCGCTTTTCAAGTTCTTGGGCAAGATTGATGTTGCCCGCGTTGCGTGAACCTACAATTGCGATGTTCATTGTTGCGATGTTTTATGCCGGTGATGATGTTCCCCGACGGGTTTATTACTTCTGATATTTTTCCAATGTATCATACACATCATCGAGCGCGCTTTCAAATGCGTATGAATTAGAAACGACAACGCCGCGGAAAGCTAGCTTGTTGCATTTCTGCAATCCGAGAAGCCCTTTGATCAATGTGCTTGCATCGGAGATGGTGAACGAATCCAAATTGACCTTATCAATCGGGTTTCCGGATTCCTTGTTGTCGCAAAGTGACTTCAACTTTGCGATGAGTTCCTTTTGCTTGGGTGTAATCAATTTCATTGTTGCGATATATTAAACGTTTATAAATTGTTTGCGATATAAGTGATAACCTTATCAAAGAAGTTAGTATCAAAATCTGAATAAGGATATTCGATTTCGTAATCACATGGGATTGTTGTTGTTCCAACTTCACCCTTTGGGTTAAGGGTTAAACAGATGGCGGCGGAATCCGTTGCATCTTCTTCCTTCTTGGCGTTGTTGAACTCAACGATGAAGAATTTGTTTGCTTCCGCATCACATCCGTAATCTTCGCGTTCTTTCTTAGGAATGAATCTTGAACGTGTGCGAATGTTGTATGATTCAACCTTGAAACCCCATGTTTCGGTGAACTGGATTTCCTTGCCCACATATTCGGCATCAAGAACGTTCTTGATTGCTTGCTTTAAAATCTTATCTGTTGCCATAACTTTATGCTATTAATTAAACAATGTTGCGTGTATTACTTTAATACACCGCAAAGATACGGAATTTATTTAATATAACAAGCGTTTTCGGTGAAAATCTTTCGTTTTTTAATCTTATTTAGCACATGAAGACTTGAAAATGTTGAAAACTATTGCAAAAGTACGGATTCCAAAAATTGCGTATTACTATAATACATATTATCTTTGCCGGCGATTTAAGTTTGTATAACATTTAAAAATTTTGAAAACATGAATTTAGAAGCTATTATCGCGCTACTTTCGGCAAAGTTCAAAGGCGTGCGAAGTGATGGATTGAAGCAGTTGGCGCGCATGATTGCGTTACAATGTGCGACAGAAGATGACGCGAAGGCGATTGTCGATAAACTTGATGAAGCGCAAGTCAAGGGATTCGTGAAGGAGTTTCGCGCCGATGTTGACAAAGAAGTTTCTGATGGAAACAAGACGTTTGAGAACAACTTGAAGAAGAAGTTCGATTTGGTTGCGAAGAAAACCGATCCTAATCCCGGAGGTGATGGTGATGACCCAACCAAAGGAACGACCGAAGCAATGATTGCCGCCGCCGTTGCCAAGGCTTTAGAGCCTATCACAAAGACAATGACGGATTTCAACGCCAAGAATCTGAAAGAATCAAGGCTTCAGCAGTTGAACGAGAAGTTGAAGGATTGCAAGAATGCAGCTTTCAAGGAGCGTGTATTGAAGGATTTTGCCCGGATGTCCTTCGATGACGATGCGGCGTTCGCTGATTACTTGACAGATACAGAAGCGGATGTTGCAAATGCAAATCAGAATGTCGCGAATAATGGGTTGTCAAGTCAAGGCACACCAATGTTCGCACAGAAGGGCGATGACGGAGTTTCTTCCGCCGTTCAGTCCTATGTTAAGAGTATGAACCCGGAAGGCAATCAGTTTGCCGGAAAGGAATTGTAAAACATTTAAAACTTTAAAGTATTATGCTTCACATCAAAAGAGCAAAGGACAACCGCGTTGTAAAATGTATTGTCCACCGAATTGCAGACATCCCCGGTGGTGTTACGGTGTCGGTTGCGAATTTGGGCGGCAATGATCTGTTTGAAGGAACGCCAATCGGCGTTGGTGCGAACGGATTGTTTGTCGTATGCAAGACCGCACAGATTGTCGCCAAGGCGGAAGAAACTGCAACCCAATACGAGGTTGCAAAGGGTCATCACTTCAAGGTTGGCGACCGCTTCGCGACCGATGCTTGCAATGGTCAGGAAATCACAAACATCGACAAATCAAATCCTGCAAAGGATGTCATCACTCTTTCCGAAACCCTTGGTGCGGTAGTGAACCAAAACACTTGCGCCTTTGAATCATCCGGCGAGAATAAGACCTTGAAGGTTGTTCCGGGTGCAATCGTAGGTTCTAATATGTCCGTTGAGCCGGGCGAGAACCTTTTCGTTGATGCTTGGGTAATGGGTGTTGTTCGCAAGAGCAACGCGCCAATCGTGAACAAAGCTATTGAGGACGCGTTGAAAAACGTTGCCTACATTTAAAACATCATTAAATTATATCGGATATGCAAAAAACATTGATGGTTGGTCTTAATGAGAAAGACATGGGTGCGGTTATCCACAACTATGACTTGAAGGCTTATTATTACCCAACCCTTTTTCCATTGAAGGAAACAAACCGCCTTGACTGGAAGTTGCTTGAAGCGCAGGCAGGATTGAAGATTGCCGCCGACATCGTTTCACGCGGTTCAACCGTTCCACGCAAGACACGTGAAGCCATTTCACGCATCCAAGGTGATATTCCGAAGATTTCAATTTCCCGTGAGAAACTGGAAGACGAGTTGACAGAATATGACATCATGGTTGCGATGGCATCCAACAATCCGGATTTGACCGCGATTGTTGAGTTTTGGGCAGAGGACACCAAGTTCTGTTGGGATGGCGTTGCAGCGCGCGCCGAATGGATTGCGTTGCAGCAAATTTCCCTTGGTCGTGTTAAGTTCACCAACTCAAACAACGCCGCCGTTGTCACCGAATACGATGTTGACTATCAGATTCCGGCAGCACAGAAAATCGGCGTTGCTACATCTTACACATCCGGCACGGATGGCAAGTTCTTCACAAAGGACGTTCCAACCGCGTTGAAACTGGGTAAGAAGTTGTATGGCGCGACTTACAAGTTCGCGTTTATGAACGTTGACACCTTCGCGAAGGTTGCAGAACAGACCGAGGTGTACAAGCGTTGTGCGACCCTCATTCAGAACATCACCGACACCAATGATGCGCCGGATTTGACCGCGGTCAACGCTTACTTGCAGAAGAAGAAGGAGACATACAAGGGTCTCCAAATCATCCTCATCGACCAAGACATCACCCTTGAACTTGCAGATGGTACACAGATAACAAAGAATCCTTTCGAGGATGACGTTATCTTGTTCTCTGAATCAAAGGTTCTTGGCAATACTTTTTGGAAGAAGCCAATTGATGCCACCAAGAAGGCAGGCGATGTAGCCGAAAAGGTAATGCACGGTCACACCCTCATTAAGAAATTTAGCGAGGAAGAGCCGGTGAAGGAAGTTACAATCGGAACTGCAAACTTGTTCCCGGCTTGGAATCTTTCCGGTCGTTCGGTACTGATGCAGATCAATTCAATTTCTTGGTCTAAGAATTAACCGGAAGGGCATCCATTCGTTTGGATGCCCGACCTAAAACGAAAGCACAATGGCAATAAAGACGAACAAAGATTATTTGGTTACGGCAACGCGCGCGTTGAACCTTTCGGAAGATGACATCGACCTTATCATCCTTAAAAGTGGTATTGATGCCGATGCGGATGCAAACGTTCGGGATTGCGACATGGCAATTTACAAACGTTTCTCAGTTGTTCTTGGTGGTTCAATGCAGAATGTGACAGAAGGCGGATATTCCGTATCATGGAACATGGATGCCGTGAAGATGTTTTATAAATCCCTTTGTGAAGAACTGGGGGTTGAAAACGTTCTTGTTGGTCGTTCTAAGGTGCGCAACCGTTCAAATTACTGGTAACATGGCAAATGTTGAACAATACCCACATTATCTTTTTGTGGTTGAAGGTGCGGCGAATGCCGTGCAGGATGAATCCGGAAACTGGGTTGAAGGTGAAGTCAAAATCAAGTTTCATTCAAGATGTCGTGAAGAAGTGGATGGACGAGGAACGGAAATCGCCGTTGCCGGTGGCACGTTCCACAAGGTCACATCATTGATTCAGATTCCAAAAGGGAAACCGACAATCGCGCTTGGAACGCCGGTCATCGTATCGAATGATGACGAATGCAATGATGTCCGCATCAAAGGCGTGTGTTTGAGATATGATTCTTCGCAATTTCATTCAAGATTATGGGTATAACATCATCGTTCAATCGTGACATTGTTCAACACCGGTTCGATGCTTTTCTTCAAGAAGTTGAGAAACTGCAAATCGAAATGATGCAAGAACTTGGTGAAAAATGCGTCACAGAAATGCGCCTTAACAAGGGTTACACCATGCAGACCGGCGCATTGTTGTCATCAAGCGGTTATTCGGTATTCAAGGATGGTGTTGCGATTCATACGGCGTTTGAAGCAGCTAGCGGCGCGGATAGCACCGCGGCGGCACAAGGCATCAAGAAGGGTCAATCACTTGCCGGGAAGGTCGGCAAGGAAACGAAAGGGATTTCCCTTGTTGTCGTTGCCGGCGAGAAATACGCCGTATATGTTGAATCGAAAGGTTACAACGTCATTTCTTCCGCCGAACACTTGGCGCAAATGGAATTGCCAAGAATGCTTTCGGAACTAGTTTCAGACATTAAAGCGGCAACTGAATGAAGCAAACTTTCGATTTAGACGAAATCATGTTCAAGTTGTTGAACGTCAAAACCATCACCGATGAAATAAGTGGTGGCATCTACCTTGGGGATGGTCGCCCGGAAGATTCCTCAAAGGAAGATGTCGTTGTCAACTCAATCGACTTGACGCAAGACTACCTTCCGCAAGTCGCAACAACGAATGTGAACATCTATGTCCCCGACAAGCCATTTCAAATTGATGGCAAATGTCAGTTTGTGGCGTGTCGTGACAAGTTGAAAGCCATTGCCGGAAAGGTGGTGGCAGTATTAAGAAACGCGGTTGTTCCGGGCTTGAAATTCGTTATCGAAGCGCAAAACGTCCTTCGGGAAGAATCAATCAAGCAACATTATGTGAACATCCGTATATCGTGGAACATACAAATTGATTAAATTTTAAATTATGGCACAGACATCTGTAATTACAATCGGTTTGGCAAGAATCGCAGTTGGTACGGCAGCACCAAACGGCACGATGCCTTCCGAACTCACAAAGATTGGCAAGGTTTACAAAGATACTTGCAAAATCGCGCAGGATGCCGCCGAAGTGACAGAACACTTTGAGGAAGGCAAGTCAGCACCGGAAGTCCGCAAGAAGACGAAGAAAGTTCCAAAGGTAACTTTCTCGCTTATGGATTGCGACCCGGACGCACTTGTCAAGTATATTGGCGGCGAGAAGGTCAACACAACCGGATGGGGTTTCAACGGCGATGAGATTACATCAAATATCGCAATCAAGATTGAATCGGAGCAGGGTCTTGACTTCTGCATCCCGAACGCTGATGTTGAAGCAGTCATCAACGCCGACATGTCCGCCAAGGGCATTTTCCTTGTTGACTTCACGGTTACACCTTGTGCGGTTACATCGGGAAAGGCAATTTCGGCAGTTCCTAAGAAATAATCGCGGCGGGGAAAACCTTTATAAACGAACCAAAGCCCCGAATCATATTCTTATGGTTTGGGGCTTTTAATTTATCATCACATGGAAGATTTGGAAAAAAAGAAACTTGAGCAAGAACGCGCCGAACTTGACCGATTAATCGGGAAGGGTGTCACCTTCGAGGTTGATGATGTCCGTTTCAAGGTTGAGAAGCGTTTCTTCGGCTTATGGAAAAAGCGAATCCCGGAGACTTACAAGCGCAAGTTCACCATCAAAGAACCGACCCTTGGAACACTTGACAGAATGTCGCGTGAATGGGTGGAAATGGCAATTGATGAAGAGAAATTGAAGTCAACGGAAGGAATGAGAGCCGCACGCGCCTTGGCAACCGCGCATTCATTACGTTGCGCAAGGGTCATTGCATTGGCGGTTCTTGGTTCTGATTACGAAATCGCGATTCCAGGAAACAACGGATCAATCCGGTATGTCGAAGATACAAAGAGACTGGGGGATTTGACGCGCTTATTCTCGCGAAGAATCAAGCCTTCAACCCTTCATCACCTTGTTTCTATCATCGACACAATGTGCAATCTTGGGGATTTTTGCAACTCTATTCGATTAATGTCAACCGACCGAACAACAACGCCGATTCGGATAGAGGAAGAAGCCGCGGTTTAAGCAGTCCACATGGTCGCCGTGGCGCGATATGCGCGCACATGGGGTGGACATACAGATACTTGACCGAAGGCATTTCGTGGGCGTTAGTCCAAAAAATGATGATGGATGCGCCATCCTATGATTCTGAATCGAGCGGTGAAACTGAAATCGTCAACTTGGAAAAGGAGAACGCGAATGATATTATGAATTATGTTAATAGTTTAATGTAACATCACATGGCAGAAATAAACGGTGGTGGATTGTCCTTCACTTCAACGTTGGACAATATCCAACTTAACAAGGCGGTCGAAGAAACACTTCGGAGATTGCAGGGGCTTTCGGATGGAGCGGTCGCGGTTGGTGATTCAATTGATTCGTCAACCGCCGAAGTGATTGAACAAATCAACATCCAAAAGAAGGTCATTCAAGATTTGGAAACTTCTTATGCCGACCTTAACAACAAAATCAATTCAGTTGAGCCGGGAACGGCGCAAGATGTATTGATACAACAAGCAAACGCCGTCCGAAGCGAACTTGAAGGCGAACGAAAGGGGTTGACAGATTTGACATACCAACTTTCGGAACTTCAAGCAGCGAACGAAGGCGCGGCGAACTCGTTTGCCACAATCCGCGAGACCTTGGGGACAGTAGGCGCGGCATGTGAAGAAAATGAGAATACCATTGCACGCCTTGCAGAGGAATATGAAAAGTTGAAGAGCGAGTTGAATGACGCGGCGATGTCCGGTAATGATGCCGAATACAAAGAGTTGGTCAAACGCGCGGAAGCGGTGAAGGGTGAAATTCATGTCCGCAAGCAGCTTTTGACAGAGTTGCGCGAACAATCGAACGCCCTTGAAGAATCGGCGGAAAGAATCGAACGAGAACGCCAAGCGGTCGAGGAAAACGCCAATGCCCATGTTTCCCTTCGACAACAAATCCGCGCATTAAAAGAAGAAATGGCGAATGCAGTTGCCAACGGCATTGACGAACAATCGGAAGCGTACAAAAGGATGGTGAACGAACTTGGTCGTTTAAAAGACATCCAAAGTGACATACAATCGCAAGGAAGCGTTTTGGCAAATGACGAGAATCGTTTCGCCGGTGTTCTTTCCGGCTTGAATGGCTTGGTCGGTGGTTTCACGGCGGCGCAAGGTGCAATCGCCTTGTTTGCCGGCGAAAACGAAAACTTGCAAAAGATCATGTTGAAGGTTCAATCCTTGATGTCAATCACGATGGGATTGCAGCAAGTTTCGGCAACCTTGAACAAAGATTCCGCGTTTACGCTTGTTACCTTGAACTCATTGAAAGAATGGTGGAACAAACTCACCGGACAATCAGTTGTCGAGGAAACCGCGGAAACGACCGCAACAACCGCAAATACCGCCGCCAACACCGCGAATGCAGCTTCGCAGAGCGCAAGGTCAGCAGCGGCAGCCGGTTCAACTGTTGCAACTGGGGCGAACACCGTTGCAACTGGGGCGAACGCCGTTGCAGCCGGAACGGGTACGGTTGCCAACTGGTCTTTGGCAGCATCATTCCGGGCGGTCGCTTCGGCTATCAAGTCAATACCGGTGTTTGGATGGATTGTTGCCGGAATCTCGGCATTGGTGGCGGCGGTCACGTTGTTCACCGATTCAGAGGATGAGAGCACCGAAGCAATCAAGAAAAACAAGAATGCCCAAAAGGATTTGCAGGAAGAAATGTCCGCAACCGAACGCGTTCATGCTGAAACAATCAAGCAAGTTGCGGAAGAGCGAGGAAAGGTCATCTTGCTGAATGACATTCTTCACGACAATTCCGTTGCCATCGGAGACCGCCGCAAGGCATTGAACGAATTGAAGAGAATCATCCCTTCATACAACGCCCTTCTTGATGCAGAAGGAAAGTTGACGCGAGACAACACCGCCGCGATTGATGACTACATCAACGCCCTTGACCGCCAAGCGATGGCAAAGGCGGCGCAAAAGGAACTTGAAGCCCTTTCAACCAAGGAAGTTCAAGCCAAGTTGAAGCAGATGAAGGCGCAACGGACAATGGATGCGAACGAATGGGGCAACACGCATGTCGATGCAAACGATGCAACAAACAAGACAAGGGGAAACGAAAACATTGCGGTTCGTGATGCAACGTCCTTCCGTGGTGAAGCATACCAAAAATCACAAGTTGACGCATCAAGGGCGCGATTGGCTTATTCGGAAGCCAAGAAGGACATGGAAGCCGCGAAGAAGGATGCCAAGAAGGTTGCGGATGACAAACGCGACATCATGTCATTGATCAAGGATGAGAAACTCACCACCGATGTTGTGGCGGCAGCTTCCGAAGGTGTGAAGGGTGGTGGCGGAAAGACAACAACACCGCTTAAAACCGACAACGTGGAAACGGATTTGGACAAACTGGAAAAACTTCTTGCGCAAGCAAAGAAGGGGTATGAAGAATATTACAAGTGGTGCAATTCCGGTGATAAAATTCTTCAAGAAGCCGCAAACGATGAGTTTTCCGGGCTTTTGTCGCAAGGTGCGAACTATCTTGAATATTTGCAGAATCAACGCGCTGAAATCGAAAAAATCAGCGTTTCAGACAGAACCAAGGCACAGAACGACAAGTTGCGCAAGTTGAATGATGAAATCGCCGAAGAATCCAAGAACACCGTCCTTCAAGCCTTCAACAAGGAACTTTCGTCCCAATTGAGCAATGCGCAATCCATCATCGACATGTTGAACATCATCGAGGAAAAGCGCAAGGAACTTGCCAACGATGGAACGCAACTTGACAACGAGAAGAAAAGCGTGTTGGATGATGCCGAAGATGACATCGTTGAAAAGCAGAAGGAAAGAACGTCCGAATTGCTTCAAGAATACGCTTCATACACGGACAAACGTCTTCAAATGGAAAAGCAGTATGTCAACGACATGTTGCTTCTTCAAAAGAAACTTGACGTGGCAACAACGCCGGAAGAGAAGAAAGCCATTTCCGGGGCGATGGAGAACCGCCGCGCCAAGTACAAGCAGGATTCCAAGTCATCCGGCGATGAAGACTATGACAACATGATAGCCGCCTTCAAGTCATTCGAGCAAAAGCGAATCCAAATCAGCGATGAATATGATGAAAAGCGAAGAATCGCCCGACTTCATAACAACGAGGAACTGGTGAAGCAATTGAACATCGAGGAAGCCAAGGCGCAATTGCAAAATTCCTTCGATGAACTCAAAGCATCCCCGGAATATGTTTCCGCCTTCGAGGATTTGAAGAACGTTTCGACCGAAACCATCCAAAGCCTTCTTAAACGTTTCGATGAAGTGAAGGAATCAGCCGCGGAAAACCTTCAGCCGGAAGATTTGAAGACCTTCACCGACACGATGATGAAGATGTCCGATGAATTGAACTCGCGAAATCCTTTTGAAGCCCTAAAAACCGGATATGAGGAATTGAAAACCGCATCAAACGAGTTGAAGACGGCAGAAAAGGAGTTGAAGCAGATTCGGGAAAACGGCGGCGCGGGAACGACCGCGGAAACCGCTGCAATCGCGAAGGTCAACAAGGCAAAGGACAACTACATCAAGAAGAACAACAAGGTTCGTCAGTCGGAAAAGGAAGTCACTTCACAAGTCAACAAGTTGTGCAAGGAACTTTCCGATGTCGGAACAACTATCGGTGGTGAAGCCGGCGAGATCATTTCCTTGATAGGTGACATCGGTTCGTTCGTGATGACAACGATTGATTCCTTCAAGTCGGTGACAACGGCAACCGCAAATGCCATGTCAACAATGGAGAAGGCAAGCGTTATCCTTTCAATCGTTTCGGCAGCTTATCAGCTAGCGACAAAGATTTCAAACTTGTTTGGCGATGGTGGCGAAGCAGATTACAAGCGCGCGGAAGAAGTCTATAAACGATACATTTCGGTTCTTGATGATGTCATCAACAAACAGAAAGAATTGATGGCTTCCATTTCCGGAGAAAACGCAAAGAAGTCGTATAAATACGCATTGAGCCTTATCAAGGAACAATCGGATGCGGCGCGTGAACTGGGAAAGCAGTATTTGAACGCCGGCGCGAAGAAAGGCGTGTTTGGTATCGGTTCAAAGTCTTCACATGGTGTAGACCAAAGAAAGAACATTTCCGGGGAAGGATGGAATCAGTTGCGAAGTCTTTATGAACAAAACATCATTTCCATCAACGAATACACCGCAATCGCCAATGGCAGAATGACCGGATTGTTCGACCTTGCTTCCGACCAACTTGAATATTTGAAGGAACATGCCGCGGTATTTTGGGCGAACCTTTCGGAAGAGACGCAAACGTACCTTCAACAAATCATTGATTGTCAAGAGCAAACGGAAGACATGGCGGACAAACTGAATGAATCGTTGACCGGTGTTAGCTTCACGACATTGAATGATGACTTCATGGATATGTTGTCAGATTGGGACGTATCGACCAAATCGGTTGCGCAAAAGATGTCCGAATACATGCGCAAGGCATTGATTCAAGAAATGTTCAGAGCGCAATACAAGGAACAATTGCAAAACTGGTATAAGATGTGGGCGAAAGCCCTTGATCCGGAAGGTGAAGGTGGTTCAAAAATCACGAAGACAGAGCAAGACGCGCTTGATACCTTGCGCAATTCCATCGTTGAAGGCGCGGTCAATGCCGCCAACAAGATAAATGAGCAATTCGAGAACCCGAATGCAGAATCAGAGAATGACACGTCATTGACTGGTTCAATCAAGGGCGTATCGGAAGAAACCGCATCGAAGGTCAGCGGACAGATGAACGCGATTCGTATCAATCAGATGGAAGCAACGGAAATCTTGCGTCAACACCTTGTGGTTCTGAATACGATTGCACAGAATACTTCTTTCAATTTCCATCTTGCCAAACTTGACAGAATCGTTTCTTTGCTCGAAAAGAGCCAAGAAAGCGGTTCTTTGAGGTCGCAAGGTCTTGGTTAAACTTTTAAATACACATCAAAATGGACAATAACAATATTAAATTGAACCTTCCTTTCGATGAATCGAATGGTTCAAAGGTCGCTTATGATTATTCAGCAAACCGCGCCGATGGTGTGGTTGATGGCGCGACATTCGTTCCGGGCAAGAATGGAAACGCAATTTCCTTCCATGATTCCGGAACTTGCGAGGTCGCGAAAAACGTTCTTGGAAACATCAATGGAGAATGGACGATTTCAACACTTGCGAAGGGATTGTCTATCGAGACCGGTTCACCTAAACAGATGGTTTGGGTGTTGAACTTCGGTGGCGTTGATGATACCCTTGAAGTTCCAATTGACGTTTCACCGGATTTGTGGATTTCGCTTGCGGTAACTAAGAAGGGCAATTCTTACAAGTTCTATGCCAACGGATCACTTATGAAGAACGTTGTGCGTTCTTCCGGCACATTGCGCGGTATTTCGTTGAATCAAGATGCCTACGGCGGTGAAGATGGTCTCGGATGTCTTGATGACTTCAAGATTTACGATGTCGAGTTGTCGCAAGATGAGTTGATTACCGAACAGAACGAAGGTTCAACAATCGAATACACCATTGATGGTGTGAACATCAAGAATGCGTTCGGTGTGTGTGTTTCAAACTCGGAAGGCGTGATTTCAAAGCCGAAGTTGAAGACACCAACTTCGATTTCTTGGGACAATTATCACGGCGAGGTGGTTGACTTATATCACAAGTTCTACGAGCCGCGAGAAATCACGTTGTCTTGCTTCTTGAAGGCATCATCAAAGAATGACTTCATCACGCGCCTTGTTGAGTTCGAGCAACTTTTCGACAAGCCGGGAACGCAACGCCTTATGATTTCAGTCCACCCGATTAAGCCGCTTGTTTATGAAATCTACAACAAGAACGAAATCGCGGTCAAGAAGACATGGAATGAACGCTTGATGGTAGGAACGTTCGACTTGAAGTTGACAGAACCCGAACCGGTGAAAAGAGTGTTGAAGCACATTCGCGTTTCTGATGCCACAAAGGATTGCACAATCACCTTGACATCAAACAAGAATGTCAACATTTACTGGGGCGATGGAGAATCAGACCTTGATGTCAGCGGAACAAAGAAGACTGTTTCGCACACATACAAGGATAATGGAGATTATTTCATCATTATCGCCGGTTGTGTCGATGAGATAACAGATTTCGCAACTAATGCAATCATCGTATGGAACAAATTATAATCAAACGCGGCAATACTTTGATTCCTATCGCGTCAAAGAAAACCGCAACATCAATCAAGAGTGCAACGCAAAATGTTGCACTCTTGGGCGATGATACATTGAACATCGTTGTTGTTTCGCCGTTCAAGTTGGATTTCTTGATTGGCGACACAACATTCGTGTATGGCAACATATACAAGTTGAACCGCCTTCCGAAGGTCAAGAAAAACGGAATGTACGAATTTGAGTACGAACTGGAGTTTGAAGGCGCGCAATATGACATGATGCGCGTCACCTACGATTTGACCATCGACACGACATCCAATCAGCTTGCAGATGTTTCCGGGGATTCATTGACCGGAAATCTTCGCCGTTTCGCAACGGTCATGGTCTCGAATCTGAATCGTGTGTTCAAAAACATGTGGGAACTTGGAGAATGCCCGGACACCGCCGAAGACAAGACGTTGACGTTTAGCGAATCGGAAAATTGTCTTTCAGTCATTCAGAACCTTTGCAAGGAGTTCGACACGGAATTTGAAGTTTTATATTCCGGATATTCCGGGAAATACACAATAAACTTCAAGAAGATAGGAAAGACGTTCCCTTACAAGTTCGAGTTCGGAAAGAACAATGGCTTGTATCAGTTGACGCGCGAAAACGTTTCAACATCAAACATCGTCACCCGATTGAAGGTCTATGGCAGTACGGAGAATATCACCGCCAAATATCGCGCGCAACGTCTTTGCCTTCCGAATCGTTCAAAGCGTGATTCTTACATCGAGGATGCGGCGGCGGTTCGCAAATATGGAATTTGGGAAGCACGAAAGTACTTCGATGACATCAAGCCAAGCCGAACCGGAAAGGTTGAAAAGATTTTTTCCGATTCAGTCTTGAAGTTTGTTGATTCAACCATGTTTGACTTGAACGAGAAAGATGAATCCGGAAACACGAAATACCTTCTTTCGGAAACTTCCGCAAAGGTTCACTTCAACACCGGAAATCTTGCCGGATATGAATTTGATGTTCATTCGTATAATCATACGACACATACCTTCACATTGAAGAAGCAGACAGACGAACGCGGAAACGTTTTCCCTTCCGAAAGTACACCGGCATTCCGTTTCAGCGAGAAAGACGAATACAAGTTGATTGACATTGCCTTGCCGCAATCATATATTGATGAAGCGGAAAGCGAACTTGCAAAGCAGGGACAAACGTATTACAACCAAAATTCGCAACCAAAGGTTCAGTATGGTTTGAGCATTACGGATTCCTTCTTGGCTTCCATGTTGAGCAATGAAACGAATGGAAACGTGATATGGGTCGGCGATTATATCCCGGTCAAGGATTCGGATGTCGATGTTGACAAGTTGGTTCGCGTGAAGTCATTCAAGCGTGACTTGATGAAAGATTATTCGTACACATTGACCATTTCGGACATGTCGATAACATCTAGCATCACGAACCGCGTTGTTTCTGAATTGATTGAGCACGACAAGGCGATTACCATCAATCAGTTGTTAGACCCGGCGAGAGCAAGGGCAAATTGGCGTTCTTCGCGCGAGGTGTTGAACATGGTGTTCGACCCGGACGGCGATTATTACACGGATAAAATCAAGCCGGCATCAATTGACACGATGGCGTTGTCTGTTGGCGCAAAGGCAATGCAATTCGGATTGCAGAACACCGTATTTCAGCCGAACTACCTTGGCAACGCAAACCGCATCGTGTACAAGGGTGGTGTTTTGACACATTACACCATTAAAGAGGAATCCGCCGTTTCGTGGATATTGGCAGATGGAGATGTGACATTGAAAAATGAAAACGCATATTATATATATGCGAAATGCAGCAAGAAGGACAATTCCGGAAGCATCATTTTCAGTCAGTCGCAAATCAAGGCAAATGAGGATGTGAGTTATTATCACTTCTTCATTGGTGTTCTCAATTCTGTTGATTCTGAATTGAAGGCGCGTTCACTCGCGTTGACCTATGGTTTCACAATGATCAATGGTCGCTTCATCAAGACAGGACGAATTGAATCAGCCGATGGCACAACATATTTCGACCTTGACAATTCGGAAATTGGCGGAAAGATTTGCTTCACCAAAAATGGAGAGAAAAAGACCCTTGAAGAGATTGCAGCCGAAACGCTTGAAAACAAGAATTACATCAACAACACCTTGCCGGGCATCCTTGACGGATTCAAAAATCAGATTGACGGTATGATTGAAATGTATTTTGGAAACGGAATACCTACATTGAGCAATGAACCGGCGAAGGACTGGAACACCAACGCGTTGAAAGATAATCATCTTGGTGACATGTATTATGATAACGATTCGGGCATTGGTTATCGTTTCAGTAAAGATGAAAGTACCTATAAATGGATCGAAGTTCGTGACACCGGTATCGCTTCCGCGTTGGAAGCTGCAAGCAGGGCGCAAGACACGGCAGACGGCAAACGCCGCGTGTTCGTGGCAACGCCAACACCACCTTATGATGTTGGCGACCTTTGGACACAAGGAACTTCCGGCGATTTGATGCGATGCAAGTTTGCGCGCGCTTCCGGTAATTATTCGTCATCCGACTGGGAAAGGGCGGTCAAATATACCGATGATTCGGCATTGACAAAGTTCATTAATGGTGTCTATAATTCAACAATTGAAAACCTTACATCACAGATTGACGGAAAGGTCGAATCGTGGTTTCAAGAGAATGACCCTTCGGCAAACTGGACAAATAATGACGAACATCTTGGCGATATGTGGTATAACCCTTCGACAAGGGATTTATGTTATTTCGATATTAAAAAAATTACTATCGGAAACAACATAAGGCGTCATTATGTATGGACAAAGGTTGAAGATAGCAAGGCAATTGCCGCCTATGAAGCTGCAAGCAAGGCGCAAGACACGGCAGACGGAAAGAGAACCGTTTTTGTTGCAGAACCAAAGCCACCTTATCAAGTCGGCGACTTATGGGTTGACGGAAAGGAATTGCGCCGTTGTGTTACTGCAAAAACTTCCGGAACTTATGTTGCGACAGATTGGGCAATTGCCGTATATTACGACAATACAAAGACAACCATTGATGGCGGAATCGTCACTTCCGGAACAATACAAGTCGCGGGCGATGAGAAATACATCCTTGCGGGTATTACCGGAAAAGGATCAAGTGAAGATTCAATCCGTTTTTGGGCGGGAACAACCTTCGAGAATCGTTCCATTGCACCTTTCAGAGTGCAGCAGAACGGCAAGGTTTACATGAAGGATGCAGTTGTTGAAGGTGAAATCAATTCTATCATCGGAAACATCGGTAGATGGATTCTTTCGGATGGAATCATCAAGTCGAAGGCAAGCATTGATGAAAAGGCGAAGGTCAAGATTCCGGCGATTCAGCTTGATTCTATCAACGGAAAAATCCTCATTGGTGAAAACATCGTCCTTGACAAACTGGGATTGTCGCTTATCTCGAATGATTATGAGAAGTTGCGTGTGTCGAATTGTCAGATTGGCGAATATAGCAAATATCTTGTTGCTCAAAAGCACACGGGAGAAGAACTTTTATCTTTCGATTTTAACGGCGGTTACATTTTTGTATCAAAAACGTGGATTCCTAAGTTTGTTAAACCGAAAGTGGCGAAAGTTCATTTCGGGTATTTTGGAGCGGGCACGGTGTTGACAATTAACCAAATAAACGTATTGTATACCGTACCAAATCCGAATTTTCAAGGAGTAAAGGTCAGTATGCGCTTCAATACTGCGCCTTCTGTAATTTGCACATTACGTTGCAATGGTGTTCCAGTTGCGCAAACGGGCACGTATTACGACGGCGTGAAGATGAGTGGAGAATCGTTCAGTATGCAGATGAAATGGGCAAAGACATTCATCATTGACAAGTCGAATGAAGGTGATTACGAACTTGAAATTGCAGTCCAACCGCTTGATGTTTATGGTTCTTCGGGAACTTTCACAATTCCAAATTCGATAGGTCGAATTGCAGTTGACTTCGATTTCACGCGTGGTTCTTACGAAAGAACGGTCATTGCAAATGATGGATTGATGTCATGTTGGAAGGATGGTGTGATGATGATGACGAATGCAGGATTCATTGTTAACTTCGGAAGTTACCATCTTAAAATTACGAAAGAAGGAATCAAAAAATCGACTGATTCCGGCGCACATTGGAATGATGTGTAATATATATAATATAAGGTGTTGCCATGTCCGGGAAGCAATGGCGACACCTTAAACCGGGAAAAACGGCGTTGTTAAGCCCGAAAAACGGCAAAAACCGGGAAAGTTTTGCAAGGGTTTTCAACATTGTGTGTTATTATAATACATTTTTTGTATTTTTGCAGTCAGTTTTTAAAACATTGAAAATATGGATAAAACAAGAGCGGGTGAAAACGTTTCCGCCCAAATCGCAAGAATGGGCAAGGTGGAAGGTTTGTCCAAAGGCAACTTCGCATTGCCGGATGGTTACAACTTCCAAATCAAAAATGACGGAATCCAACCGGTAACATTGCAAGTACGCCTTGCAAGGATGGAGCAGGGGGAATTTATCGAGACCACCTTCAACGTTGGTTGGAATCCGGAAATCGTGAGAGAAATCAAGGCAACATCGTTGTCGGGTATTAATTTAAAATGGGGTTACTAATATGGGACTTTTAATCGGGGTCGGTGATTCACGACCACAAAGTGCATACGATTATTGGTATGGCATTGAATGGGATGTTACGGTATCAAATCCACATCCAACAAGAATCGGCAAGAAGGAACTTCACAAGGAATTGCCATTGCAGAACATGATGCGTGGTTGTCTGTTGAAGGATGACGGTTCGGTTAACTATTATCTTCACGCAAATGATTCAACCAAGCGTGACAACGGCGCGAATGCGAACCTTTCCGGTGCAGATGGTCAAGTCATGGTTGAGTTGCCGGATGTTTACATCCGTTTTGAACGCGATGGAAACAAATGTCGCGCGTTGATGTCGCCGCAAGAACTTCCGGGATTCATCCTTTGGAAGAAAGACTATATTTCGATGTTTGAAGCATCGGTTCAGCGTTCGGCGAACAAACTTTGTTCTGTTGTTAATGCAACCGCCGATTATCGCGGCGGAAACAACACGACCGCCTATGATGGCAAATCAAACACGTTGATTGGTCGCCCGGCAACAAATATCAGCTTGAACACCTTCCGAACCTATGCGAGAAACCGCGGTGCGAAGGCTTGGAACTGCAACACTTATTCGGTACACCGCAAGTTGTGGTGGTTGTTCGCGATTGAGTATTGCACATTCAATTCGCAAGAAGCCTACAATGCAGCGTTGACAACTGAAGGTTATCATCAAGGCGGTCTTGGTGATGGTGTCACAACGCTTGATTGGGGAAAATGGAGTACATTCAACGGAAACAACCCATTCGTTCCTTGTGGCTTCACAAATAGTCTCGGAAACCATTCCGGATATATTGAATACACCATGCCGGCGGAATATGATGCGACAACAAAGAAGGTACAAGTAAACAGATACCGCGGTGTCGAGTTGCCATTCGGTCATGTATGGAAGTGGACGGACGGATGCAAATGTATGATCCAGTCAGACACGGACGGCGGTCTTTCTAAGTTCTATGTTGCCGATGATGTCAACACCTTCAAGGAAGGTGGAGTTGATGGCTATGATTACCGCGGCAACCTTCCACGAAATGAAGGCTATGTGAAGGAAATCTTGCTCGGAGAGAATGGCGAAATGATGCCGTTATCAATCGGTGGCGGTTCTACAACGTATTTCTGCGATTACTACTATACAAACATCCCTACAAGCGGAACGGCAGAAAGGGGCGTTTTGTTCGGCGGTTCTGCGCATAGTGGTGCGTATGCGGGGTTCGTCTATGCGTATACGAATACTGCGGCTTCGGATGCGACTGCGTATTTCGGTTCTCGGCTTTGCTACATCCCGCAAGGCTAAATCGAAGCGCGCCCAAATCGGGGGCACTCGAAAAATGGTAAGTTAAAAACATGAAGAAATTAGGTTGTCCGTTGTCGGGGCGTTTTGTTCGGCGGTAATGCGAATAATGGTGCGAATGCGGGGTTCGTCTATGCGAATACGAATAATACGGCTTCGAATGCGAATGCGAATATCGGTTCTCAGCTATGCTTGTAAAAAATATAGTTGCTAAACGGAGACCTTGCCACAAAAACTTCACATTGTGTGTTGAATGAGCCGGGAAAAGAAGCCCGGCGGCAAAAAATAAAATATTGTCTAACGGTTTTGGTAGGGCGTAAGCCCGAAGAATCCAAATAAACAAGCAAACAAACATGAAACGAATTGGAAATCTTTTCGAGAAGGTCATTTCCCTTGACAATTTAAGGCTTGCCGATGAAAAGGCACGCAAGGGGAAATTGGGCACGTATGGCGTGCAGCTTCACGACAAACACCGGGAAGAGAACATCTTGGCGTTGCATGAGAGTTTGAAGAATTGGACGTTCAGAACGTCCAAATATCATGTTTTTACAATTTTCGAGCCGAAGGAAAGGTAGATTTTCCAATTACCATATTTTCCCGACCGAATCTTGCATCATGCGTTGATGAACATTCTTGAACCAATATGGGTTTCAACCTTCACAAAGGACACATATTCATGTATCAAGGAAAGGGGAATCCATGCTTGCGCGAAGAGTGTGAAGGCGGCATTGAAGCGAGACAGAGAAGGGACGAAATATTGCTTGAAGATAGATGTCCGCAAGTTTTATCCTTCAATCAACCATGAGGTGTTGAAGGGTATTGTGCGAAGAAAGATAAAAGATAGTCGCCTTTTGGCATTGCTTGATGAAATCATTGATTCAAATGTCAACACGGATGTTCCGATCCGAAACTATGTGACAGACCCGACAACCGGGGAACTGGTTGCGACTTCATTGAACGGCGTTCCAATCGGCAACTATCTTTCCCAATATTTTGCGAACTTGTTTCTTGCTTACTTCGACCATTGGTTGAAGGAGAAGAAGCGGGTCAAGTATTATTGGCGGTATGCCGATGATATTGTCATTCTTGCGCCAACGAAAGAAGAACTTCATGCCTTGTTGCATGACATCCGGGAATACTTCACGGCGTTGCAATTGAAGGTCAAACACAATTACCAAGTTTTCCCGGTCGATGCCCGCGGAATTGATTATTTGGGTTATGTGTTTTTTCATACGCATACGTTGTTGCGCAAGTCTATAAAGAAAAAACTTTGCCGCCGGGTTGCGAAGTTAAACAAGCGCAAGCGGAAGCCGACCAAAACAAGGTACAAGCAACAAATTTGTTCTTGGTGGGGTTGGTGTAAGTATTGCGATTCAGTTAATTTGATTAATAAACTTTCAAAACAGTTTCCTTATGAAATTAGATTCAATCGTTCCTAACGCTCATTATGACAATGAGCACGGACAACCAAAGGTAATCGAGAAGGACAATGACGGTTCTTTCTTGTATCGTTATAACATCAAGCCGGAAATGAAGATTCCGGAAGGTGAGGAAGAGGAAAAGCAAGTTGGCTTTTCATGTTGTGAAATCCGCGTATGGGAGCATCCAACCAAGCCGGTATTGAAGAAGGCGATTATCCGTTCAGTAATTGACGAGACCGCCGAATTTGACCTTGTGAACTCTTACAACAAGGATTTGATGGGCATCAAGAAGGACGCGAAGGCGATTGCAGATTACACCGAATATTTGCAGTTTACCGAAGATGTTGATGCCATGTTGGTAAATGATTTGTCGAACAATTCAATTAATTATTAAGTAAGTTATGCCACGATTTTGTGATTCAAACATTGAAACGGATGCCATCATTGGTAAGGGAATCGACCTTGATGACTTATTCGACAAACGAATCGTTGTCGAGAAAATCAAGATTCAACCGACCAAGTTTCCGGGAAAGAACGCATCCGGAATGCGAATGCAGATGCAAGTGATCCCCGATGCCAAGTTCAACGATGAACCGGATGAAGAAGGTAACTTCTTTGTCAAGGGTGAAAATGGATTGTGTATCGGAACGCGGCGTTCAGTCTTCACCGGTTCGGACAATCTGATGGAAGAGTTGCAGAAAGCACAACTTGACTTCAAGAACTGGCGAACATCACGAAACCTTGCGCCGAAAGACTTCATCGTGTTCGACACGACAATCACAAAAGTTGGCAAAATGTTTCACTTCACATAAAAAGATAAGTTATGAATGAATCAATTTCAATGATTGTGCGTAATGTTATGATGATGTGCGGTGCGTTGATTGCGATTATCAAGCCGACAATCCCCTTCATCATCATTTGCACCATTGCGGTGTTCATGGATTGTTTCACCGCTTGGTTGTTATCTCGAAGAGTGAAAAAGATGTTTCCCGGAAAGAGCAACGGCAAGTTCAAGTCACATGATTTCGGCAGGGTCTTGTTGACCTTGATTAAAGTCTTTTCGCTCATTGTACTGGTTCACTTGATTGACACCTACATCTTGCCCGACATTTCCTTCCGTTTGGCGAACATCGTTGCCGGTGCGGTCTGTTTTTGGCAAGTTTGGTCGATGCTTGAAAACGAATCATCGTGCAACAATGCAAAGTGGGCGAAGATAGCGCAACGAATCATGGTTGACAAGACCGAAAGACATTTTGACATTGACTTGCATGAATTGAAGGATGATGATTCCGGCGGTGGTGCAGCTTGCGAAACATGCAAATGCCCACCGAAGGACAATAAACCAAAAACAGAAGAAGCAGATGGCGAAGGTTAGTGTTTTGTTACCGTTCATTCTCAAATGGGAAGGCGGTTTCGCCAATGATCCGGCAGATTCCGGCGGTGCAACCAACAAGGGTGTGACCATTGCAACATGGAAACAATGCGGTTATGACAAGGACGGAGACGGAGACATTGACGTGAAGGATTTGAAGTTGTTGACAGACAAAGATGTTCTTGACAGCGTGTTGAAGCCGCATTTTTGGGACAGATGGCACGCCGATGACATCCATTCACAGAAGGTGGCGAACATCCTTGTCGATTGGGTTTGGTCTAGCGGAAAACATGGTATTGTCATTCCGCAACGCCTTCTTGGTGTAACCGCTGATGGCATTGTCGGCGCAAAGACCTTGAATGCCGTCAATTTTGCCGACCCTGACCAATTCTTTGAAGTTCTCTACAATGCCCGAATCAAGTTCTTGAAGAACATCGTTGCACAGAGCATCAAGGCGTATGAAAAGAAAATCGGTCGCAAGTCAACAACCGCCGAACGCAAGAAGTACACCAAGCAGCGTTTTCTTGCCGGGTGGTTGAATAGATTAAAGTCAATAAGAAGTTTGTAGCCTATGAAACATTTCATGTTCATTTTGCTCGCGCTGATTCTTACGGCGTGTGCATCATCTAAGAAGACAACAAGGCAGGAATCCGCCAAAACGGAGACTTCATCCGTTGTCGAAGAGACGAAGGCATCCGGAAACGCGATTGTGATTGATACAACGAAATCAAATGATTTTACATATACAATCACACAAATCGAGTTTTTCCCGCCTTCCGGGAATGTGCCCGAAATCGGTGAGAAATGCAATTGCATTCCGAAAACGATGCAATTGTATACTTTTGACGATGCAATTGCATCAAATGAAGAAAAGAAGCCGCCTTCCACACATGGTGCGGTTAAGAGTTGGAAACAAGTTCAAATCGGTATAAAAAACGAACAAAAAGGAAAAACCGAAATGAATGATTCAACGAAGACCGGAAAGAAGGCGGCAGTCAAGAACAAAAACGATACAGAAAACAAGGATGATGCAGTCAAGACAAGTGAGACAACCATCCCTTGGTATTGGTACGTCACCGGCTTTGTGCTGATTGGCATCGTTCTTTTCTTGATACGTTCGCCAACCTTGAAGGTTTTTCGCAAGATATTTTCGTTTTTCTGATGTTATTCGGAAAATTTGTTGTATCTTTGCACCCAGTTCAAACATTGTTGCGATACCCGGAGTTGCGCCGGGGTCAATGTTTATTACGATGCCCCGGCGTTTGTCGGGGCATTTTCGTTTTTACGAGTAACCACTCGGAGGTTTCCGGCATAACAAAAAAATCGACCGGAAAAGTGTTAAATTCCGGTCGATTTCTCTTCATTTTCGTGTACACGATTTGTAACTCATTGATTATCAATGTTGATTGTGGAGCTGGAGGGATTCGAACCCTCGTCCGCACAAGGAAACCATACGCTTTCTACATGCTTATTCCAGCCTTCGGTTTTCGAGGCATGACAGGACCTGGACCACCAATCATACCCTTATCCTCTAAAATTTCATCCATGCAACGAGGCGTACATGAACTATTTCCGATTTACCTGCACCGCTTGATCAACAAGATTCGGAACAACATCCGTTGAGCGATGTCTCGTTCCAGCACCCTGTGCTGGAATAAAGCTAGTTTACTATACTTCGACTAGGCAGCGAGAGCGTAGTTATTTTCGCCAATTAATTTTTTGTTCACTAGGATTAAGGAGGTAGCCAACGAGCCTCCGCATGCTTACGTACCATTTCATCTCGCCGTCAAATCCAGTCAACCCCGAGATTTTTCTGATATTGGGTGCAAAGATAAGGCGAAAATTTGAAACTACCAAATTTTTTAAGGAAAAAATCATACTAAAGATTCCAAATAGCTTAAAATGAGCGTTTTATGAGTTCTTGCCTTAAACATGCTAACCAAACTCTTAATGTAATGGCTGTAATAGCATCCTCATTATCATTATTTTTAGGTATTGCATACCTTCTTAGAAATATGTACCTTTGCAGCCTGATTCAAGATAGTAATAATGATTATGAATATGCTAAATAA